GTGCGCTTATTAATATTGCAAATCGCATATATACTCCGCACCAACATGATATAACTACATGGTCACAATTGTTTTCTCAACCGCATACTATGTTTGGCACAGTATCTAGTAATCAGATTCTTGTTTATGTTAAGAGTCTTTTACATGCTGGATATCACGCATACAGGAAAGAGTACTATCAATCCATTGAATGGCTCTCGAACTTGTTGTGTATTAATCCACTTCAAATTGGACGGCTAATATCCTCCTTTAGGACACAAGCTGTTGCTGCTGAAATTCATGTGGTTGTTCACAATGGTGTTCGGTATGAGTTGTCAGCTGAAGACCACCGTGCCTATTTACACGTTGTTGCGTCCAATACAGACCCAACGCGTTTTTTGGCTACTAAGCGAGTGCGAGCTGAGACTCAAACAACCATCCAAATGTTGGCAACATTACTTGGCGTTCTTAGGGAAACTGGCCTATCGCACTTAACTGAGCGAGATATGAAGGCTGCAAGTGTTAAGATGAGTTACTTGCAAGGGGTGAAGCGTGATCAGAATGATAAGCTTGAGACAATCTATAAAATGATTTCTTTAGTGATGCGTTTCTTGTTTTCGTATGATCCTTTTGATCCCGATCATCAGCGATTTATGGCTAAATTGGTTGAAATTATAGATTTCACCAAGGAAGCTAAGCGTCGAGTTATTATTGCCGACGATGTACCATTTATGCACAAGTGTATTGAGTATCATGATGAAGCATGTCAACTTTTATTAGACCCACGAATGGAATCTATAACACCTTTCATTGCAAGTGGATTTAAGAAGCGAGTTGACGATCTTGAGAAGATTGCTATCCGAGCCAAATCTGAATTGGGTGGAGCAAACACTAGGGAAGAGCCCACGAGTATTTTACTTACAGGGCCCCCAGGTGTTGGTAAAACCGCAGCAATTAACTTCTTTAGGGAAGCAATCGCCTGGAAGCTTGGTAAACGTTATACCCCTCAGATGTCTTACGCATATCGGGTTAACGAAGAGTTCCAGGAAGGTTATTTCAATCAGATGTTCATGATTATTGATGATGCATTTAAGGAGGCTGATGGAGCTGCTCGGCTTAAAGTTGCGTCATCCATTATTGAGATGGTTAATACTGCTCCTATGCCCATGCCCATGGCCTTTGAAACGAAAGGAAAAATTTTCTTTTCATCGAAGTATGTCTTTTGCACCACTAATATTGCAAATACTGGCATTGCGAACTGCAGATTTGATGTAAAGTTAACGGACCCAGAAGCACTAAAGCGCCGGTTTCACATTGTATTACATCGTGAGGATCCTATTGGTGAAAGTGTTTTAACTAGTACGTTTCGGGTTGACAAGTGCCTTCTTTTGCCTGCATTAGAAACTCGTGTGCTTACTATGCAAGAAATAGCTAATGCTATTTATGAGCATCACCAAATTCAGGTAGATCGCAATAAAGCTTATGCAACGCCTGAGGAAACTTTACAGGCTCTATTTGGAGATATGCCGCAACCAGCTGATATTAGAGTTGAGGCATTTCCAGAGCTTGACCTTGATCCTATTAAGCTGTTGCGAACGCTAATGGATATGTTTGTTGAAGCTGGTGTTCCTGCCTTCCAGAACAGCCAGACTCGAAACATAATGATAGCATTGTTTTTCTCCATGATTGCTTTAACAAAAGTTGGCCCTTTGTATCAGTATTTCTTTCCGACCATTACCCCTGAGTCTGCATATAATCGCCATCAGAAAGGTAGTCATAGAAAGGTTGCTCGATCTATTGTGAAACCTCACATGAAAATGAATTTAGGTCCTGTCGATAATGAGTCCTCTGTCGAAAATTTCTCACGTGCTGTTGCTAACAATGCTTCTAAAAGTGTTGTACGGTTGTGTGCTCGTGGTAAGATTGGCGTAGAGTGGATGGTTAATACTGGAAATGCATGGCATGCACGGGATGGTTTCTTTGGTACTGCTGCACATTTTTTCTTTCCTTCTAGTCAGTATGACGATTGCACGTTGCACATTAAGTGGGGTGAAAATCAGTTCTCTATGCCTTTTCCTACAGAGTACACCTGCGTCGATAACACTGATGTAGTTATGTTTAAAGTGTCTAGGAGTATTGATTTGCCCCCAGAGCTCTATCGTTACTTTCGGTGTGCAGCTGATATGGAAATTCTTGGTTCAGGTACGCCTATGACATTGGTTTCTTTTGATAAAGAGGACCAACAAGTCATTGTGCCTACAACTAGGTCAACTATCATGCAACGTGTAGAATATGAGATTGAAGGTTATCAATTAATTGATGAATCTCCGCTTATACACAATGCACCCACCAATCGAGGAGATTCTGGAGGTATTTTATTTTATGCTGGCAGACAGGGACAGGCTGTTGCCGTCTCCATGCATGTTGGTTCAGCAGAAGCAGGAATGCGCTTTGGCATATCACTTGTTATATGGCGAGAGTTTATTGACCAGATGATTGCAAACATTAGTGCTTCACACGCGCTCCCATTTCCGATGGAGATTTGTGATCATACACCTGCCAATAAAGTAGCTGTGCCTCCTACTAAGAGTGCTATCCATCGATCTAAGCTTTTTGGCTGCTTTGGAACTATGCCTCTCAAGGTGCCTGCTGTACTTAAGCCCTTTACTGATGTTAATGGTGTTGTCAAACATCCATTATACATGGCTATTGGCAAGATGCACCAGTCCTTTACTGTACCAACTCCTTTACCACCTACTATTGATGTGTGGTTACAGCGTTTATACCCACGAGATAGTGGTTTTGTGCTAACTTCGCATGAGGCTATTAATCGTATTGATAGACCTGGTAGTATGCCCATTAATTTAGGCACATCATGTGGATGGCCTTGGTCAGTTGGTAACGCAAAAGGTAAACTGTCTTTCATCACCCGAAAAGAGGATCAGTTGCTTTACATTGAGCCACATTTTCAAGCTGTCATTGATAGTCAGCATGCAAAACTTTTGGCTGGTGAACAAATATCAGTTGTGTTTGCAGATATTCTTAAAGATGAAACTCGTCCTATAGAAAAGGTTGTTGCTGGCAAGACTCGTTTGTTTTCTACCTGTCCATTGGATTATCTTGTGCTTATTAGAATGTATTTCCAAACTTTTGTCTTATCAGTTCAATCAAAAGCAGCTACTCATCCAATTAGTGTTGGAATTAATCCTGCTTCTATGCAATGGATGATGCTTTATAATCGGATTAAAAAC